GCAGCATGTAGTCGATCATGGTCGCAATGACCACGGCGCCCTCATAGATGACGAACTTCGTGACCGTCCGGCTGAGCGGTTTCGAACGGATCTCTTGCCTGCTCTCTTTGGCCTTCCGTATGCCGCTGATGAGGTCTACGATGATGGCGATTAAAACGAACAAGAAACACGCGGTGGCCACGGGAAACATGGCCCCGGTGCCTTCAAAGAGTACTTCCATTGTTTGTTGTTAGTTGGTTTGAAAAAGGCGGCGGGCGCCGCTATTGGAGGCCCGCCGCTGGGGGTGGCTTACGATACGGTTACGTTCCGAGTGATCACAATGTATCCTTCTAACGAAATACCTACTTCGAACTCTGCGTCGTATTTCAATCGCTCAGGCCTATGTGCGTTCAATGGAACGTAGTCTACATATCCAATCCCTGCTGGCATTGGTTTTACCCTTGAACAAACGGCGCTGTTAAAATTGTCATATCCTCCCTCTGGAAGCGCCATAGACGTATCGGAGCGGGTGTAGTAGGTGTCACCGTTCACTGTAACGCTTTCCATAGCTTCCGTATCAGTCCAAACATCCTCGTTTTCTCCGTGGTTTGTTATTCTATAAATGTAAACAATCCCTTTCAAGGCTGGCTTTGCCTCCTCCGCCGGTATGTCAAACGTCTGCTCGTCCCCTGTTGGCGTTTTGACCTCGCCCGCCTGCGATACGCTGGCCTGAACGGTTACTTTCCGGGTGGTTGGATCGTAATCGAACTTCGACACACGGGGCTTGCCGGCGTCTGGCAAAGTGGGCGCGGGCGGTGCCGGTGGGGTGGGCACATGGATCGGGAACTCTTGCAAATCTCCCTCGGGGGTTTTGACCTCCCCGGCCTGTGCGACCTTAGCGCGCACCTTCACCTTCTTCGTGTCGGGGTCGTACGTCACACCCTCCACGAACGGTTTACCCGCATCGGGCAACGGTGTAGGCTCGGGAACATCGACCGGAAACTCCTGCCAATCCCCCAGCGGCGTTTTGACCTCACCCGCCCGGGCGTTCTGAGCACGCAGGCGCACCTTCTTGGCGTCTTTGTCATAGCTGACACTGTCCACATACGGCTTGCCAGCGTCTGGCAGCTGCGGCGCGGGTGTGTGCCCACCCTTGCCGCCTTTCCTCTTTCGTCCACCTCCGAGGTGGTACTGAATCAAATGCACGATTTTCATAGATCTATCTTCTTTCTTTGGTTATCCGATATACTTCGCACTGGCGGGCGCACCGGCCACGAGGCGCAGTTGCTGCCCGGCTACGATTCCGTCCACACCAAACTCTACCGCCTTCCCATCGAAGCCGTACCCGGTCACGACGTCAGCCGTCACCCAGTCTTGCCCCGTGATGGAACGCTCAACGATCAAGGCATTGCCCGTCGCCCTTGCTTCAAACTCTACGCGCACGCTGATCGCGTCGCTCTCCGGCGCGAAGCTCTCGGAGATGTACTCCCCTTCGCGCACCTTGCTGAAATTGATTGTTTTCATTCTGTATAATTGTTTGTGGTGATTGTCGGTCTATTCCCAGCAAACGAGGCCGGTGTTTTCATCCCATTTCAGGGTGCGGAAGGTGTGGGCGCCGCCTTCTAACTTTACGGTATTGACGTGCGGTAGCTTTGACATACTCATTTTTACGCGTTTTACCCATTCGTTTCCAAATCGGTCTACACTCAAGCGGAATATCACACCGGCATTTCCATATGTGAACTGCATGTTGTCTAGAGAAAACGAAGAGCCGCTGGATGGGATTGAAGATATCCCCCCACCACTCAAGTCCAGTCTGCTACCCCACTCACTAAGTCGCATTAGGCCATTTGGCAGAATTTCCGTTCCATTCCCTTGTAGACCATTCTCTTTACTCACCCTGAAGTCTCCGATGCTTGCCGCTTTCTCCACGACGAGGTTCTTCGTATTGATCAGCTCCGTCTTGATATACCCGCCTTCGATGATGGTGGTTCCGTTCCTCTTTACGCGGTTGATATCGATGTCGCCGTAACTGATTTGGTTCTGCTGATTGTTGATCTGCGATTGCTGGTTGCTCAGCTTGTCGCTTTGCGTATTGAGCTGCGATTGCAGGCTCTTGAACTCCGCGCGCCCGGTGAGGGAGATGTTCTGCGATATGAGGTTGATCGCGCTGGGGCTTTGCGTGATGTAGCTGGCGATCGTGTCGCCATTAGCCAGCTGCGCGGAGGCGTAAAGGGCATTGCCCTCGGCCCTCGAGATGAAGCCCGCCGTCTGCAGGCGGTAGATCTTATCGTCGGCCGTGGATTGGCGGCTCAGGAGGTTGTTCACGTTCTGCTGCGTCTGTTGCTGGAAGGCGTCCAGCTGAGCCTTCGTGCCGCCCGCCGTTTGGTTGGCGCGCCCTACCTCCGCGCGGATCTGATCGGCCGTGACCTTGAACTCAGACTTTGTCAGGTAGCCCGTCAAGTCGGGTTTGTCGGTCAGGTTGTTGTAGCCCACCGAGCCGGCGGTGATGGTCAGCGGGCCCGTAATGCGACCATTAGCGAGGTCGATCACAAGCTGCGCATTGGGGTCTTGGATCAGCTCCGTGGTGATTTGCCCCGGAAGGATCTCCGTGAAGCCATACGTGCGACCCCACGAACGGTTTCCCTCTCGCTCGGCCCCGATGTAGCCCATCAGAAGCAGATAGAAGCCCGCCTCATCGTTCATGCCCTTGAACGTGTCGTACAGCACAAACGTGCCACTGTCACCGCTTACGGGCACACGGGCGTAGAGCCTGTAGACCTTATCCGCCGCCAGCCCGTCGGACGTGAAGTCCGCCATCTCCCAATAGCGATACTGCGACGGGTCGCGGCGCGAGGTGATGGCCTTAACGCCCATCGTCATGTGTTTCAAGAAAAGGCCAGCGGCTTGAACTCGTACCCGCCCACCGGTAAACTCTGGATACACACCGACCACCTTTTGCGGCGCCGTCTTACTGTCTACGAACACGAATTGCAGTTGCTCGTGTCCGACGATCAGCTGCATCGTCTCTATGGTTACGGGGTTAATAGACTCCTTGAATTTGTCGGCGAAATCCTTCTTCAGGTGCTCCTGCGTCTCCTTGACGTCTTGCCATGTGCGCCGGCTGTATCGCACCATCTCCTCGGCCCGCTCACGCGCGGCCTTGGATTCCTTCTTGATGTCGCTCAGCTCCTGCATGAAGCGGTTGCCCTCGAGAAAGTCGCTGAGCACGATCTCATAGCGATACGGCTCTTCGTTGTCATTCTCAATGAAGCGCTTGACACTCGTCACACGGATCTTCCGATCCAGCCCAAGGCGTGTGTCTCGGACGTGCATCAGCTCGCCACATTGCACGCTGAGGGAGTGCTTCGCGAACAAGACCTCGTCGCAGACCACGGCCAGCTTCGTGCGGTTCTCGCATTTGCCATCGAGGTACTTCTGAGCCGCGACCCGAAGCTCCTCGGATGCCTTATCCACGTAGGCCTTGGGCATCTTAATGCCGGTCAGAATGAACTTATCTCCGACCGCGAAATGGATGTCACCGGGCACTTTGAGGGCACCCTCTTCTTCCACCTTAGCCAGTTTGAACTGCTTCGTCTTGTTGTCCCATGAGCCTTTGACGATGTGTAGGTCATAGCCTGCCAACCCGCCGTCTTGAAAGGTGACGGTTGGCTCTGTGTTGTCTATCAGTTGTGCGTCAAGATCGAAATCGATTCCCGCGGCCTGCAACGTGAACTCGTCCACGCGCGCCGTGACAGTAAAGACGCCGTGTGGGTAGATGTCCTGAAACTGCTTCGGTTGTTCGATCACACCGTACTTATCGACGTTCTTCTCCAGATAGAGTGCGCCTCCGGGGAGCTTGAGGTACTCCAGCGCATCCTTGGTGCCTTGTGCGGCCATGTTCTTGTCAGAGCCGTAGGCATACAGGCGTGTCAGTGGGGGAACCTCCTCGACGGCTGAGAGTGTGATGGATCGGAATCCCCCGTCCGGGCCCTGTGAATAGATACGGCTGCCGGGGCGATCGATTTCGCGTCGTCCGATAGTGAGCGTGCGATCCTGCACATAGAACTCCGTCTCGAAGCGTGTGGCGATCTCATTAACGACTTCGGCGCACGTCTTGTCCTTCAGATCGAACGTCTCGGCCTTCGTCTCCACACAGCTGCCTGCCTTCCATCCGGCGTGCACGCGGTTCATGGATCGCACCACGATGTCCAGTAACTGGCTGGCCGTGCCGTTGTACTTGCTCATGTTCTTACGGAAGTCGGGCTTCTCGTAGGGGAAGGCCACGACGTCGTGCAGTCGGTACATCTCGTGGTAGAGCTTCACGCGGTACGCAAAGCCGCGGCTGACCTCCTCCTTCGTGACGTCTTCGCGGTGACGGACGTAGTACGTCTCACCTTTGTAGGTGATGTAGTCATTCACGGTCAGTCCGATCGGTTGCAGGGTGGTGAACTCTACGTAGGCGATCCGGGCGCCGTTGATCTCCTCCAGCGTGTAGGAGGCGGCGCCGACCCATACGTCTGCGATCTGCTTACCTGCTCTATAGATGATCATTCGGTGTTGTCTGTTTTTGGTTCTGTTTAGTTGTCTGTTTGGGGTGGGTGGCGGATCAGATCCGTCCACCCTTGGCTAGGCGTACGGGCCGCATTTCGCCCGTCTCGAAGTCTCGTATCATTCTGTACTCCTCGCCATCGTCGCCCTTGGAGTCATCGCCTCGCTCCATCTCACGGTTGCGCTTATTGACGGTGTACCCGCGTTCACGCATCAGGGCCAGCATCAGGGCATAGGGCGCGGCGAGGGTCTCTCGGTGGCTGTATCCGAAGGCCTCGTTGGCAGCTGAGAGGAAGCCGAAAGGGCTTTCTGCGTCCAGGCGGTCTTGTTCCGTTGAAGGGCTATCATCTCCTCTTCTCCGAGCGGGCTCACAGCTTTCAGGACTGTGATAGAGTTGGAAAAAGACTGCACACCGAGGCGGTACAGGATGGCGTTAAGGAGCACGTAGAGGTCTCGCCACGTGGCGCTCTCTTGAAGCGTCTCTCGAAACCATCGGGGCATGTCGCCCGGACGGTTGTGGATCCCAAGGCAGACGATCTCGAAGACCAATTCACCGTATCGCTGCATGACCTCCAAGGCGTCAGCAGACGGAGTGCCGTCCGTCGTGGGCGTGTCGCTCTCGGGTGCGTCGCCCTCGGGCTTTGGTCGCGCGATCAGTCTTTCGACGTCTGCCTTATCGATAGCCGCCAGCAAGGGGCGCATGCGGAACCATGTGCCCACGGTGATGGGTTTGATCGATATGGCTTCGCCCGGGTTCTTACCCTCGGGCACGTTCTGGAAGGCAAAGGGAATCACCGCGGGCGTGTCAGCCAGCGTGGCAGTCTCTTGCATCAATTCGGATACTACACTCATTTTCTGGGTGAGGTGGGTTGTTTAGGTGTTTAGTTGTTGGGGCCTAAAGGCCCGTTGGTTTGTTTAGGTGTTAGTTGTTCATTGTTAGTTTTTCGTTGTTTGTTGTTTGTTGTTCGGCGGCAAAAGTAGAAGGGACATCTGCGATCACCCACTACTCCCCGGTGGGGCAGGTGACTTTGATCTGCATTTTGGCTGCGTGCCACGTACCAAAGATGGCAGTGCACGCCGTGCAATCCCTGTAGAAGACCTCCGACGTGGTGCCTCGTTCACGCAGGTAGAGCGGGAATGTGCCCGGCGCTGCGATGGCGTTGTAGAGCGCGCTCCAATTGTGTATGAAGTGATCCAGCGTTGGAGCCGCAAGATCGATGTAGAGTGTCCAGTCGGCGGACTTTTTTCGCGGTGTGTCGAGATGAAGTGTCCTGCCGTCGTTGTACGGCTCTTTCAGCTCAGCCGGGGCGGCCGCCGCGCCGATATAAACATCGTCAAGCGACGCACCATAATCTCCAAGGTCTACACCCCGAATCGAAGCCACTCCGCGCGGAGTATGTGGCACGGGGGTGGGGCCTACGACCATGTAATAACTCGTCCGTATAAGTCCCGGGAAGGTGCGCTCTTCCATCATTACCGTAAGTGTGGCGCCGGCACGATTGGGGGCAAGTAGACGGTGCATGACAAGGCCAGAGGTAGACACGTAGCGAAAAGAGAAAAACTGTCCCATCCCAAAGTCAAACGTATGCCAGTCTGGGGCGGCCAGTTTGTCAACAAAGGCCTTGATGCGCGCCTGTAGGTCTGCCTCGCCATCGCCAGCCAAGAAAAAGGTGAGCTGTAAGCGGCGGCGCTGCAAGCGGAAAAAACGCAGGTCGGCCTGTATGCCGTGCGATTCGGCAAAGTCTGTCTGGTGAACCGCCTCCCGTGCGGGATACTTCAGAATGTTGCTAAACGAATCCGGAGAAAGCGTGGCTCCGAATGTGTCGTAAATGTTTTGCCCGTCAATGAGTGTGTGGGTCATAATCCGAGTCCTCCTCCTTTGATCTTCACGCCGCTGTTATTGATTGCTGTAATACTCTCGGCCATGCGTCGGCTGGTCTCTTTGATCGAGGCCGTATGGTCGGCCACGGTTTGAGAGAGCTGTGCCACAGTCACCTGCGTGACGTGTATTTGCTGCACCATATCCTTAATCGCTGTAACCTCTTTCCAACCTGCGATTTGAATCTCACGCAGCGCCGCGAATGATTGGCGGACGGAGTCATAGTACTCAGCCACGCCTCCCCCCTTACCGCGACTCTCATTCAACAGCCGTATAATCTGCTCTATGGACACACGAATGGCACCCATAACACCAGCAAGCAGGTCAATGCTTTCCTGCGAGGCTTTAGCCAGCGCTCCACGCATGGAGTTCTCCTTCGTTTCTTCATAGTCCTTGAGTCCCGTCTTGTCGAAGGCCTCCTTCTTCTTTTCGGCGAGCTCTTTGTAGATCTGCGTGAGCTCGTCTTTGGCCTCTTGGAGTTGCTTCTGATACTCTTCGGCACTCATCTTTTCGCGGTTCTGCATGAGGTTCGCAATCCTCTCATAGGCCTTTTTGATCCGTTCCTCTGTCTTCTTGTCGATAAGGCCTTTTACAATGGCGTCGCGGAGATGTCCCTCGATGGTCTTTCCGAGGTCTTTGGATCCGTCGCCCGCCTTCTTCAGAAAGCTCTCATACTCGGAAAGCAGCCCGTCGAAAGAGACGCCCGTAAAGCCGGCAAGGGTCTCGTCTTGCATCTTTTTCTCATCTTCAAGCATTTTCTTTCTCGCAGAAATGGCGTCCTGTGTACTCGAATCGAGCACCTTCAGAAAAGCACTGTGCGTCCTTGTGAGCATTGTTAGCTGTTCAAGGGTGAGCTCTTGGGCGTAATTCGCAGTGTCCGTGAGCAGTCTTTTGACGTCTATGCCGTTTTTCTCCAATGCTTCCACGTCAAAGCCCTTTACTGATTGCGGCCTGTACCCTCGATCCCATTCCATCTCGAAGTATCCCGCCCCTTGGGAGCCGCGCTTCTTACCCTGAACCACGTGCTTGTCCCATCTGTAACGTTTTTCAGCGCTCTTGTATCCGTTGGCTTCGGGGGTGTTTTCCCAGAACCGATTATAGTTGTCGAATCCACCTCGCTGTTGCACGAATCCCAGTGCGCGGTCTGCATTGTAGTATCCCGTACTGTGTCCGTCCCCATCGTTGGCTTTCTTCGAGTTTCTTTCTCGAGTTTTCTCTTTGATCACTTCCAACTCTTCAGCGGCGATGTTTGCAGCCTCAGTGGCGGCCTTCAGCTTCTCTTCGATGCTGCCGTATCCCTTTACGATCTCCATACTGGCCGCTTTGGCTTGATCCAACCATTTCAGCTGAGACTGATAACTCTTTTCCATTGCGTCCGTCCACTCCTCCACCTTGCCGATGGCTGGAATAATGGCAGAGGCTGCACCCACAACCGCACCGGCTACAGCTCCCCACGGGCCGCCCACACTGGCACCCGCAGCGGCAAAGCTGGCTGCGTTGGTGATAGCGTTGCCGATTGTGGAAACCACCTTACCGGCCTTGATGTCGCAATCACTCATGGCGTTTCCCAGCTGCGAGATGATGCTACCCACGCTGCTCAGACCGCTGATCACACTGTTGAGGGCGCTCATCTGCTCAGTGGATCCATTGACAGACTTACGCAGCTTTTTGAAGTTGGCGATCAACGCATCAAAGACCTTTTGGTGTTGAATGCCTTCGATCGTATCGTCCACCTTCTCGAGATCAGTCTCGAGGCCCTCTAAGGTTTGGCGTACCAGTTCGGGGTCTCCGAGCATGCGCTGTAGCAACTTTGCTTTTTCGGCGTCTACGGTGCCCTCTGCTCCCTTCGTCTTAAGATACTTGATGGTGTTTGCGATCTCTACACGCACGTTTTTCGCCATTTTCAGGACCTGCTTCTCGGTGTGCTTGAAGAAGGTCTTGAGGTGGTCATCTTTCCCAAGCTCCGATTCGGCGGCGGCCGCCTGCTTCTGAATCGCTTCCCGCCGGAGGCGTTCAGCCTCGTTGGTGCGTCCTTCCTTTTCGGCGTCTGCGATCTTTCGGGCGTATTCGCGCGCGATGGCAGCTTCTTTCTCTTTGTAGTTACCAAAGGCTTGCAGCATCTCGTCGTAGGCTTCGGCCTCGCGGCGTTTCCACTCGTTGGTGGCGTTAGCGCGTTCCTTCATGTTCTTTTGATCCATAGCAGCTTTGGACGCCTCGTAATATGCTTGCTGATCTTCGGTCAGGGCCTCTTTTCCCGTGAGTGTCTTGTTGGCCTTTTCGAGTTTTTTCTTCCATTCCTCGATCTCTTGAAGCTCTCGTTGGTAGTCGAGATCAATCTTTTGGAGCTTCTTCTCGAGGCCCTCGTTCATCATCTCAAGATCGGCGTCTTCGATTCGCTTGCGTGCGTTGCGGGTGAGCTCTTCGATTTCGGCCATGACTTCGGCCACTTCTTTTTGCTCTTGAAGGAGATCATTCACTTGATTGCTGTGACCACCCACTCTACCTGTTCCTTTTGGTTGATCATACGGCTTGCCTGTGAGGGTCTTGTATTTCTCGTTGAGCTCGTCAAGCATCTTTTCCTGTGTCTTGATGACAGCCGGATCCAAAAATCCCATTTGTGCAGTTTTCCTATTGATAGCAAGCGAGGCGCTTACTTGTCGGATCTTGGCAGAGACTTGATCCACCGTTTCAAATGTGTTCACGGCTATTGCTGCGTTCCCTTTCTTGTTAGCATCAACCTCTTCCTTCTTGTTTTTTCTTGTTTTAGCCAAAATACGATCTCTACTAAGCCCGATTTCTGCCTGTGTAATAGTCTCGTCTGCTACAATGTTGTCATTCACGTTTCGCGTAAGCTGTTCATACTCTTTTCCCGCAGTTTTCCCCTTCAAGAGCATGCTTACTCCCAGTGAGGTTATAGCGCTGCCATAAGAGGCCGTCCAGTTTAAGAAATTCCAATACCACGGCGCCGCCTTTCCTTGCTCGGCCTTGTCTTTTCTATCATAGGACGCGGCAAGTTCATCAGATAGAGCCTCGAGCTGTTTTTTTCGTGCGAGAGCTTCGATATAGCCATTGAGAATGGTCGTTCCTTGCGCTGTGAGAATGTTTGCTTGATTCAGTCCGGACAGGTATTGCGGGTTGATAGCGATAAGCTCCTTTAGGACGCTCTCTTTTTCTTCATACGAGGTGTTTTCGTTTCGAATAACAGCCACGAGGGAGTCAATTTTTGCGCGCTGATCAGAAACGCTTGTAGCGGCACGCTCCATTGCATCGTTCACTCGCTTTTGAGCCAACTCTAGCCCACCAGCCTCTGTCGCTGCTTTATAGAGAGCTGTCGCCATTACACCAATGGCCACGGCGGCGGCTGCGTACAGGTTGGGGACGAGGGATTCTGCCACTTGCCCCAGCTTTCGAGCAAGATTTCCTTTTGCTTCTGCCAAAAGCTGCGTCTTAGCCAACTGTCCAGCCTCGGCCATTGCGAGAGCTTTCCCCTGCTGTACGGCTTCTTTTTGTAGTGCGATTGTGCGAGCTGTAATGGCTGCCTCATAAGCAGCATATTGTTTTTGGATAGCCATCACGGCGATCAGGGCTGCCTTGTAAGTACCATACACAACCACGATCTCACCGATCTTTTCTCCAACCTGTGTATAGTTCTCCACCAGCGACGTTACCCCGTCCAAGGCTTTTGCAATCACGCCCTCGCTACTCTTCCCGATGTCGTTAAACATCATCTCTATAGCGTCGCTTAGGTTGGAGATCTTACCAGCGATGGTCTTGGATTGCTCTTCCATGAGGTTGTAGAACTTTCCACCCTCGTTGGTGAGCGATTCGAGGGCCTTCTGCACCTCCGGGAAGCCCACCTTGCCTGCCTCTACGAGTCCCTGCACCTGATCTTTGGTCACGCCAAACTGCTTTGCTAACTCATCGGCAATGGGGATACCGCGGCCCATGAACTGCCGAAGATCCTGTGTGAAAAGGCGCCCCTGGGTCATAGTGGTACCATAGAGGTATACGAGATCGTTCAATGGAATAGAAAGCCCGGAGGCTATGTTCCCGAGGCGTACAAGGGTGTCATTCACTTCGTTTGCAGCCACGCCGTATGCAAGCAGCTGTTTGGCGCCGCCTGCGACCTCCTGCATACCAAAAGGCGTCGTGGCGGCTGTACGGGTAAGTTGCTGCATCAGACGGTCGGCCGCCTCCTTGTTCCCGAGCATGGTCTTGAAGGCTGCTTCAAGTTTTTGGAACTCTCCACGGACGGTGGCCACCTTGACGGCGAAATCTTTGGCGGCGTCCAGTGTAAAGGCTACTCCCATCATGGCGCCCACGCTCTGGGCCGTCCGCCCCAAGTGTTCGATAATACCTTCTGCCTCGCTTGCGTCGCGGCGGAGGCCGCTGTTGTCTATGCCGGTGGCCAGATAGAGGGCACCGTTGTAATTGATTACTCCCATTGTTGTTGAATTGTTAAGTTGTTGACGTTGTTGAGGTTATTTACCGGCGCGTTCCGCCTTGGTGGGCCACGCGACGAATAGAGCGGCCGGTGTAGTTGCCATCCAGCGAGGCGTAGAGCTCGGCCAGTATAGTTAGGGCATCCGGGGCATCGTCGTGGCGGTTGCTGCCTTCCTTCTTGTACCCGGTGAGGTTGTCCATGAAGCGGCCGTACTCCGAGGCGCGGGTGTACTCGCTCTGATCGAGGAAGTGAACATGCTGCTTGATCCATCCGGATTTCATCAGCATACGCGTCTCCTTGTTCTGTGTCGTACGGCGGGGCTCGATCGTGCAACGGCTACGCGGGGCGGCCAGCTTGACCAGACGGGCCACCTCGAGGGCAAAGGCGCGTCCGCCATTGTTGGACTCGATGCGCACCATATCCACGGCCCGTTCGATCAGCTGCTCGGCCAGTCGAGGAGCAGTCACCTCTATGCCGTCGCGGGTAAAGAGCGCGTCGACAAGATAGAGCTCCGTGCCAAAGACGAGAGCGAATGGGGCGGCAAAGAAGTCCTCTCCGAGGTCGGCCGTATCCACGGCGGCGATCACACCGTCCGGCGTGCGCCCGGCAATGTCGGCCCGCTTGAAGCGCTTCAACTCACCCGGCGGGAAGAGTAAGCCACGGGCCTCGTAGGGCTCTTGCATGTATTCGGCGGCCCAGATCGATTCGTCAAGCTCAGCGCGCAGCTGACGGTAATACTCCGTGGTGTGGACGTCGGGGCAGAAGGACTCTCCACGCTCGTCGAGGGCGGGTATGCGCACGATCTCGTCGTATAGGCCAGCCTCCTCCATACGCCCGAGCACATCGTGCGCGCTCCAGCGGGTGCCTATATCGATGGAGCAACAATGGCGCTCGATACGGCTGTCGTGCGTGCCCTGCTTCCAGCTCCAGGTCTTCTCGTTGACGGTCTCCGAGAGGGCATCCTCGAGCGACTTGTAGAGGTCGTCCGTGACGGCCAGCATCGAAGCGCCGAAACCGATCACGGTACCCCCTACGCCACCGCCGAAATAGCTCACCTGCCGGGTACCATCGATTTTCCAACCGCCCACGTTCTGCGCGTTGCGACGTAGGCGTACGTCGGGGAAGACCTCTGCAAATCGGCGGCTGCGAAGGATGTCCAGCGTGTCGTAAGAGAGCTTTTCATACAGGGGGCCGGAGCAGGTGTTTCGCATCACGCTTTCCAATGGGTGGCGCCCAAGCATCCAGGTGATAAAGACCGTGGTGAGGTACGATTTGCCCGCACGGGGTGGAAGGCTGACGGCCAATCGGCGGAGGCGCCCCTCGTCGTAGGCCCGGGCAACGCGCTCGAAGGCCTCGGCCACGGTTTTTAGCACCGGGCGTCGACTGAAGAAGTCTCCATCCAGATAGAGGCAGTAAGCCCAAAGCTCCTCCCGAGCGACGCGTCGTTGAAGCACCAAGGCCGCCTCGGCGCGGAGCATCAGGCGGTCGCGGTCTACGCTATTCATCCGCGCCCTCCACAGCCTCGGCGGCTTTGGCACGGGCCCTCTCGGCGGCTACCCCCTTGGCGTCGTTGATAATCTTCAGCAGTTCGTCGTTGCTGAGCAGCTCCAAGGGCGACCGGTTTGTGGTGATCTCGGTCGGTTGGTTGGGCATGCCATAGAGCCGGTTGAGCAACGTCTCGAGGTTGCGCATCTGCTTGTTCTGGTAGTCTCCATAGATGGACTTAGCCACCACGAGAAGAGCCAGCGGGATGTCGCTCCGCTTCATAAACGCTTTCAGGTCGGGGATACTCATGCCCACGATATAGGCGGCGGAACGCTTGAAGTCCTCCAGCGACAAGGCCTCGCCGTGCTCCTTTAGTATGGCTAAGGCTATTTTGAAGGCGGAGGGTTTTCGGCCTGCGTTTTCGGGGCGAGTCTTGAAGATCTTCTCCGGGTTGCCGGAATGGCCTTTCTTGAAGCGTCCATGCTGGTCTCTTGCTCCGGTATCAGGAGTTTTCGGTTCGTCTATCATGTTGTATTTGTTTGCGTTGATGGCTGCAAAGGTAAAGGGCACAGGGCCGCGGGGCAGGGGCGTGTACTCCTTGACTCTTACGGTAGCCTCCTCGCGATAAAGTCAAGGAGTAAAGTCAAGGAGTACGCTCCACGCGGCGCGGTCAAGGGATCAGCCGTATGGGCAGCCCGGCGTAGATCCAAGCCAGGAGGGCGGCGTCGCGCATGTCCTGCGAGGTGCGCGCGGTGTAGCCCGTAAAGGCGGCCAGCTCTTCATGGGTGATTTTCCGGCCTGTGCCCCGCCAGCATTTCTGCAAGGGTCGCTGCTCGACGACCTCGATGCCCATGTGGCGGGCCATCTCGACGATCTTACGGCCCACCTCGTGGTTGCGTCCGGCCGCGCGACCGATGGCGGCGGCCTTGCGGCGACTGTCTCCGGCCTGTACGTGCCAGTTGGAGCGGTTAAGCCATCCGGCCTCGACGACGACGGTGAGGGATTCTCCGAGGTCGTCCGTGGCCTGCTTTGTGGCGTGTAGGTCGTCGATCAGTTCGGGGAACGTCTTTGCCTCGCAATGCAGCTCCCGGGAGGGGAGGTGTAGGAAGGCCACGCCCGACTTATCCACGTCGGGGTCGATGGCGATGATGTGGCGGGGGCGCTTTTCTTCTTTCGCTTCCATCACTCTACAATTCCACTTTCTTTAAGGATCAAAGCAACGGCTAATAAGATAAAACCTCCACTTAATAAGATGGCTATTATATACACCGATGCTATTTTCGGAATATCCTCGCGTGCGATACGCATATCTCGCACCATTATCTTGTATGTGCCTATAAGGCAGCCGTAATTGATTGCAGCTGTGATTGCAATAGCTGCAAGCCTTACTGCAATTAGTGTGCTATTCATATCCTTCTTCTTCGTCGGTTTCGTCTTCTTCCATTTCGAGCAGTAAAACGTCTATGATTACAGATATACGCGCCACACCAAAGAGGCCGTAATTGATCATATCCTTATATTGATCCCCGGCAAACTTATGGTAGTCTTCTTTCGTCAACGCTCCAGCCCTATACTGGTTCTCGATGCCTTTCAGGCGCCGAACTTTCGTGTAGATCATATCGGCAAAAGTGCCTATTCGTTGTTCACGCCAAAGTTCGCCGTATTCATCGCCTTTATCGCATATCAGTGAGAGGGCCTTCTGCATTTGATCTGTATAAAAAAGCATTGGGGATTCTGGAACTCCGATCTGTTGTATTCCATTGCCATTTTGTCGCAATGCGATTACACCGTAATTCACTACAGCCGCAAATTCATCTCGAATGCCTTCAAAGAATGCAAAATCCAACCTCTTACCCTTATCCCTATCAGTTAGCCGCCTCTTTAAGATGGTAGCTTTCATATAGAGCTGGTCTGTTACGGTTTCGGGGTGCATGAAACAGACTGAATCGCCGTAAAGCTCGAGCTTTTCCTCGAATATGTCTTTGCAGGATGATACGGCGCATTGCAGGTCGCACGGCGCTTCCGATTTCTCGGCTTGCTTTGCTTTGGCCTGTTCAAACTCTTCCTTCGTAAACTCTATATCGTTTGGCTCCGTATTCGGTCTCTTTTCGGTGGCTTCTTCCTTGTCGCTGTCTTTGGCTTTCGATGTATCATCACACGCGGCGGCTTTGTTTACCTCTATTACATCAGAACTTCCCTCTGTACTTATTCGGATTCGCTCGCCCTCGGAGTCGTGGTTTGCAGGGGCTGGCGCTTCCTTTTCAGGCTTTGCCGGTTGCTCGGTCTCTTCTTTCTTCAAACACTCGAGTGCTTCTTCAACCGTTTTTCCGTCGCAAATAGCCTCGAGAACTTTACGCCGCAATCTTCCATCATTTGAAGGCACGCACTTCCTATCGATTAGGAGAATATAGTCCTTGTTTTCATTGCACGATGGATTCTCCTCGGGGTATATCTTAGTGTATGATAGAATGAATGAGTGAACAACACGCCCGTGGCCCTCGGCCGTTAATCGGCTTTTTATAAGCCCGCCACTTATGACGTCTTTCGCGTCTTTGCCTTGCTCTATTTCTTCAATAATCCGACGAGCGGTGCACGGATAATTGTAGCCTATCTGCTTCAATCTTTCAATGCTAAGGTCTGTGTTGTTTTTGCTTTCCTCTTTCATTTCTGTATTCATTTTATCAATCATCTTCCATTCCATCGTTTGGTGGTAAAACGCCGTACCCGAACCGGATCCGAAAGGTCACGGTGGCCTCCATCACGTCGCGTGAGAACCGCACCACATCTATTTGGTTGTTGGGGTTGGCCACGGCCGCGCGGTATTCCGCCGTGATCCTTTCGTGCCGGCTGGGGGCTTTCGTTTCGTTGTTTGTCTCCATTCCGTGTGCGCGTTTAGAAGGGTAGATCATCCTCGCCGCCGATGGGGGCGGGGGCGGCTTGTTGGGGCTGGGGTTGCGTGGGTGCGGTGGGCTGTTGCGCAGCGGCCTGCGTGGGCTGCGACGCTAGCTGTGTCTGCGAGGCGCTGCCGCAGAGGTAGACTTCGCGGGCGTTGACGTTGATGTCTACGCGCGTCTGGCCGGTGCGGTCGGTGTAGAGGCTGTTGCGCATCGTGCCGCGGACGAAGACCTTTGCGCCCTTTTTGAGGTACTGGAAGGTCGAACCTCCATCGCCGTACCAATAGACGGAGAGCCATGTGGTGCGTTGCACGGGGGGCTCGCCGGGTTTCTGTGCGCGTACGTTCTCGGTGTGCGCCACACTGAAGCAGGTGTACTTCTTACCTGAAAACTCTTTCACTTCGGCATCCTTTCCGAGGTTGCCAATGACTTCGATTTGTAGCATAGTCGTTTTATCGTTTTGGGGGTTAAATAATTCGTTTTCACCGCTTGCAGGCGGCTATGTTTATGCGGTGAATAACCTGCTCGGAATAGGTCAGGCTGCCTTCGTATCCGCGGGCGTATAGCTCTCGCATCAGCTGGCGGGGCGTGAAGGCCTTCAGATCCGGATTGAGGGGCACGTCCGGGCGCTGCATGACGACGCCGAGGCGTTCGGCCGAGGCTTCGTCCAGCGCGTCCTCGAAGGTTTGGCGGGCGTCTCTCAGCCGACGTTTGCTGTCGCGGAGGCGGCGTTCCCTGGTGATGCGAAGGCGATAATAAGCCTTGCTGGAGGCCTTGGAGCAGGCCTTGCAGCTGTTCTGCAGGTTGTCCGCATTGTTGGTGTTGCGGTAAAACTCGCTCACGGGCTTCACGGCGCCGCAATGCGAGCAGCGCTTCGTTTTTGGTTGGATGGATTCCATTCGTAGGGTGGTTATCGGGGTTTGATAGATACTTGCTTACACGCCCGTGTGGCCAAAGCCGCCGCAGCCGCGCGCCGTCTCATTGAGGCCGTCCACGGGCTGCCATTCGACGCGTTCGTGACACGTCACGACGAGCTGCGCGATGCGGTCGCCATCATAGACCGTGAAGGGCGTGTCGGAGAGGTTGGCGAGGATGACACGGATTTCTCCGCGGTAGTCGGCGTCGATCGTGCCGGGCGTGTTCAGGACGGTGAGGCCGTGCTTGATGGCCAGCCCGCTGCGTGGGCGGACTTGCGCCTCATAGCCGGCTGGGAGCTCGATGCGGATCCCGATGGGGATCAGTGCCCGCTGCATGGGTGCGAGCGTCACAGGCTCCTCTAAAGAGGCGCGGAGATCCATCCCGGCTGAGAGCGGCGTAGCGTAGCTGGGCAACGGGTGGCGCGAGGTGTTGACGATTTTCACTTTCATCTATGGTTTGTGGTTATGGGGTTTGTATGGGGGGGTCTGTGAGGGGGATCAGCTGGCGATCCTCCGAAAAGGTGTAGATGGGCATGCCGCGTTTTAAGGCCGCACGCCGTTCGATCTGTGCACCGCGTGACCGTTTCCACCCGCGAAGCATGCAAACGCCGTCACAGGCTTTGAGAGTGGCTAAATCGGCGCGCATATGCTCCGCCCACGTGGCGTCCCGGGGCAATCCGTTGTCGATTGGGTTCACTGGGTGGTGTCCGAGATCGGAGAGTCGGCGGGCGGCCACGGCAAAGCGTTTGACGGCGATAGGGTAAGGCAGGCCGGTGATCCGGCCGCTGATGTAGATTCTCATTCCGGGGAGTTTGGGGGT